ACAACGAAGTAGATTCTGCATTCTCAGGTCAACCCGCTGGTCGCGATGACGCTAATGGATTTAGTGATACTGCTGCTGGTATGGGTACTACCGCACAAGGTGGAACCAATCCTTCAGTCCTAAATCCTGTAGGTACTGCTGCTTCGACTGGCTATAACGTTGGTCAGGGTATGCGTACCGACTCTGCAGAGAACCTTGATGGTACTGGTGCAGATGCTTTCAACCAGATGGCATTCTCAATCGAGAAAGTCACCGTTACTGCAAAGTCACGCGCACTGAAAGCTGAGTACTCACTTGAGCTTGCTCAAGACCTCAAGGCAATCCATGGTCTGAATGCTGAAGCGGAACTAGCAAATATTCTCTCAACTGAGATTCTTGCTGAAATCAACCGCGAAGTTATTCGTACCATCTATAAGGTTGCTGAGCAAGGTGCTGTACAAAACGTTGCAACTCCTGGCATCTTCGACCTCGACGTTGACTCCAACGGTCGTTGGTCTGTTGAGAAGTTCAAGGGTCTCCTCTTCCAAATCGAGCGTGATGCTAACGCAATCGCACAAAGAACTCGTCGTGGAAAGGGCAACATCATCCTATGCTCTGCTGACGTTGCTTCAGCACTGACCATGGCTGGTGTTCTTGACTATACCCCTGCACTGAACGCTAACCTCCAGGTAGACGACACCGGCAATACTTTTGCTGGTACTCTAATGGGCAAGTTCCGCGTTTACATCGATCCATATGCTGCTAACCTGACCTCTGCTAACGCAACCCCAGGCAACCAGTACTATGTTGTCGGTTATAAGGGTTCTTCACCTTATGACGCTGGACTCTTCTATTGTCCTTATGTTCCTCTCCAAATGGTTCGTGCCGTTGGTGAGAACAGCTTCCAGCCTAAGATCGGATTTAAGACCCGTTACGGAATGGTTGCAAACCCATTCGCTGAGGGTACTAATCAAGGTCTTGGTGGACTTAATGTTAACCAGAACCGCTACTATCGTAGAGTTGCTGTTAAGAACCTCATGTGATCAATTTCACATAAATCATCAGGGACCCATATGGGTCCCTTTTTTTATCTAAATATTTAAAAAATACCATGACAGCTGGACAACCAGAGAATAGAAACTTTCTTTCTCCAACAGGATTTAAATTTACTATAAAAAGAGCTCCTAAAGTCTCTTTTTTCTGCAATGAAGCGAATATACCTGATTTAAATCTTGGGGTTGCATCACAATCAACTTACCTCAAAGATATTGATATTCCTGGCGATAAATTAGTTTTTGGTGATTTAAATTTAAGATTTTTAGTAGATGAAAATCTTGAAAATTATATGGAAATTCAAAACTGGATAAGAGGTCTTGGCTATCCAGAAAGTTTGCAGCAAATTTATGATTTTCAACAAACAGGATATGTCAATCCTAGAATAGAAGCACAAAGACAACTTGGATTATATTCAGACGGAACTCTTCAGGTTTTGACAAGTTCATCAATACCAAATTTTCAAATTTCTTTTAAAGATCTTTTTCCATATTCACTTGGAACTTTATCTTTTGATGCTACTCAAACTGATATTCAATACTTTACAGCAGACGTAAGTTTCAAGTATACTATTTACAATATAGTAGATCTTAGTGGAAATCCCCTATGAGTTTAGACCTTGATATGATTCAAAAAATGTGGGAACATGATTCCAAGATTGATATGGACAACCTCCACACAGAGTCCACAAATATTCCCGTTCTTCATTCAAAGTATTTTGAATTATACAATACGATCTTTCTCTTACGCAAAAAAGCAGAGCAACAGAAAAGAAATATCAGACATGAAAGATATGAATATTACTCTGGCAAATCCGATCCGGAAGTATATGTAGAACATCCCTTTCCGAAGAAAATCCGCGATAAGGACACTATGCAAAAATATCTTGATGCTGACGAAAAACTTTCAACGGTATGCCTAAAAATTGACTACTACGATACAATGCTCGTTTATATTGAAAGTATTTTAAAGATGATTCAAAATAGAACGTATCAAATTAAAAATGCAATCGAATTCATGAGATTTAACGCTGGATTAGGATAAATAAATACTCATAGCAATTGTAATGCTATGAGTGATGTAATTATTGAAAAAAAGAATGAGGTTTATGTAAAGTTAAACTGCGAATCTCATATCTTATACGAACTTCAACCCTATTTTACATTTGAGGTTGAGTCTGCAAAATTCATGTCCCAATATAGAAGCAAACATTGGGATGGAAAAATTCGTCTATTAAGCACCCACACAGGTGAAATCTATGCGGGATTACTTGACAAAGTAATCGATAAATTAACTTTGCATAATTACACCTATGAATTCAAAGAAAACAAATTCTATGGTCTTCCTTTTGAAGTTAATGAAGGAATTTCATATGAAGGCGTAAAAGATTATATGAAGTCTATTTGTTCTCATTCTCCACGGGAGTATCAAATAGAGGGAGTATACGATGCTCTAAAACATAATAGAAAATTATTGATATCACCCACAGCCTCAGGTAAATCCTTAATGATTTACTCCCTCGTAAGGTATTATGTAGATAAAGGACAAAAAATTCTTTTAGTTGTTCCAACGACATCTCTTGTAGAGCAGATGTACAAGGATTTCCAAGATTATGGTTGGGAAGTTGATTCATATTGTCACCGTATCTATTCTGGTAGAGAAAAAACAAACGAACATTCAGTAACAATTACCACTTGGCAATCAGTCTATAAGTTGGAACGATCATTTTTTGAAGATTATGGCGTAATTATAGGTGATGAGGCTCATCTTTTCAAGAGCAAATCACTAATTGAAATTATGACAAAACTTCATCATGCAAAATTTCGTTTTGGATTTACTGGAACTCTTGATGGAACCCAAACTCATAAATGGGTTCTTGAGGGACTTTTTGGACCATCATATAAAGTAACAAGAACTTACGAGTTAATGCAACAGGGGCATATTTCTCAACTGGACATTCGTTGTCTTGTTCTTAAGCATTCTCCACAAAAATTTGAAACTTATGAAGATGAGATACAATATTTAATTGCACATGATCAAAGAAATAAATTTATAACAAATCTTGCCTTAGACTTGAAAGGAAACACTCTTGTTTTGTTTTCAAGAGTAGAAGCACACGGAGCAATTTTATTTGAAAAGATAAATAGTACTAAGCGAGATGATCGTAAAGTATTTTTTATTCATGGTGGAGTGGACACTGAAGAAAGAGAATTAGTTAGAGAAATAACTGAAAGGGAAAACAATGCAATCATCGTGGCATCCTACGGAACTTTCAGTACGGGAATTAACATTAAAAATTTACACAATGTAATTTTTGCTTCTCCAAGTAAATCAAGAATTAGAAATCTTCAATCAATTGGAAGAGTTTTGAGAAAGGGAAAAAATAAAACAAAAGCAGTTCTCTATGATATTTCTGATGATTGTACTTATAATTCAAGAAAAAATTATACTTTAAATCATCTTATAGAAAGAATAAAAATTTATAACGAAGAAAACTTTAACTATGAAATAATCACTATTCAACTTAAGAAAAAATGATAGAAGATGATTTTTATTGTACTCTTAAATTAAAAACTGGCGAAGAAATTTTTGCTAAAGTAGCAGCTTCTGAAGAAGAGGATAGAACAATATTAATTGTTTCTAATCCAATTATTGTTGCAGAAATAAAAGGTAGAATGGGAGTGGTTGGATATAAACTAGAACCTTGGTTAAAAACAACCACAGAAGATATGTTTATTATTAATCTTGAAGATGTATTAACTCTTTCCGAATCTTCTGATATTGAAATGATAATGATGTATCAATCGTACATTAGACATTCAAATAAAGAAAAAAATAATCAACCAAAATTAAATCGTAGAATGGGATATATTGCTAACGTCAATGATGCTAAAGAGATCTTAGAGAAGCTTTATAAAAATAGCTAAACTAATCTTTTCAACCCCGACAAAGGTTATTGTACATGGTTTCGAATACCTTGTCAAGCATTTATATAAGTGGTATAATCTATACATAATAATGATAAAAACTTATGATAACCACGGCAGTTATGACCAAAAGAAAAAGGTCGGAGCATTATGTAAATAATAAAGATTTTCTTGCCGCTATTATTAAATATCGTGAAGATGTGGAAATAACTTTTATTAAGAAGTTTGGTAGAGAAATAACGAAAGAAGAAAGAGGAAAAACTTGGGATACAAAACCTCCCATTCCTCGCTACATTGGAGAGTGTTTCCTGAAGATTGCAAATCACCTTTCATTCAAACCAAACTTCGTGAACTACATGTTCAAGGAAGATATGATTTCTGATGGTATTGAAAACTGTGTTCAGTACATTCACAACTTCAATCCAGAGAAGTCTCAAAATCCTTTTGCTTATTTCACTCAAATCATTCACTACGCATTTCTCCGTCGCATCCAAAGAGAAAAGCGTCAACTAGAAATCAAGAACAAAATCCTTGAACGCTCTGGATTTTCTGAAGTATTTGCAGACGACAACACTATTGACGGCGGGAACTATTCCGACTATAATTCTATCAAGGACGGAGTTCACAGCAAACTGCGGTATTGAATGAAAGTAGCAATTATTACTGACCAACACTTTGGCGCACGAAAGAATTCTAAACTCTTTCATGATTATTTTCTAAACTTCTATAATAATGTATTTTTCCCAACGCTCGAAGAGTATGGGATTACTACCGTCGTAGATATGGGAGATACTTTTGATAGTCGTAAAGGAATTGATTTCTCTGCTTTATCTTGGGCTAAAAATAATTATTATGACCGTCTTCAAGAAATGGGAGTAAAAGTCCATACGATTGTAGGAAATCATACTGCTTATTATAAGAATACTAATAACGTAAACGCAGTTGATTTACTTCTACGAGAGTATGATAATGTTACGGTATACTCAGAACCAACCGAAGTGATGTTGGATAAACTTCGAACACTTTTTATACCCTGGATTAATCAAGAAAATGAGGAAAGCACTCTCAAACTTATTCAAAAGACAACTTGCCCATGTGCGATGGGGCACCTTGAACTCCAAGGATTTAGAGTTAATAAACAAATCGTCATGGAGCATGGTCTGGAGAGCAAACTATTTGGTAAGTTCACCAGGGTCTACTCGGGACACTATCACACTAGATCGAATGATGG